TCGTAAAGGAAATTCTTTCCTTGAAAGTGGATTTGTGTATGCACCTTATGTGCCTCTCCAAGTCACGCCGACTATCTTCGGAACTGAGGACTTCGTGCCCCGTAAAGGTGTCATGACTCGTTATTCCAAGAAGATGGTGCGTCCTGATATGTACGGTCTTGTTATCGTCCGTGGACTTCTTGGTGAAGGCGGAGCTAGCTAATCTAACTTAGAATAGCAATGCTACAAAAATGCCCCCGATGATTTATTTCATCGGGGGTTTTTCTTTTTCACCATACTATTTACTATTGATCGCACATTGAAAAGTGCAAAAGATATTAAGGAGATCATTAATATGTCAAAACTAGGAAGATACGCCGCCCAACGAAAAAAGGTTGAAGACCTCACCGCCACCGCCAAAACTGTGGAGGTTGCCGATTGCGGAACAATTTTTACTATAGGCGCAGCCGCAACTGCTGTGGTATTGCCTTTGCTGGCGAATGCTGGAAAAGGCTGGTGGTGTAGATTTGTTGTCAACAACGAAACCGCCTCAGTGACCATTGCACAACATGCCTCTGATACTGCTAATCAAATGGTAGGTCATATATTGTCTTACGGCGATGCTGCTGCTCCTGTGATGGTTCCGCAAGCTGCTGCGGGCACCGCGTTTGATTTAGTTACCTTTGTAGATACTGTTTTACAAGGTGATTGGGTTGAGTTCTGGACTGATGGAACTCTTTGGTATGTGGAAGGCGCAACACGGGTTGCCGATGGTATCACTGCTGCTTAATCCCTAATCTCCAAAATAATAAAATCAAGCTCACCATTGTGTGGGCTTTTTTTAATTCCGCAAATTTTATTTCCGGCCAATTTTTGAGATTTGAACCTAATTACAACATTATCAAGGAGTTATAATGGCTAGAAAATCACAACGCCTAAGAAGGGCAAAAATCATTGAACGCAGAGAAGAAGAGGTAAGACAAACGGAACTCAAAGCTCAAGAAGAGAACTCTGTTCGTATTCAAATGTTAAAAGAACAACAAGAGAAAGAAGCCAAAGCCGCAAGACTTAAAGCCCAAGTCGAAGCTAATAAAAAAGCCGCAATGGAAGCCGCTGCTAAAAAACAAGCAGAATTAAAAGCAAACCAATGCGAGGTCAATTTAAATAAAACAACAAAGAAAACAACAGCTTCCAAGCCAAAAGTATCTAAACGAAGAAGAAAGACCAAAACTACTACAACCAATCAATAGTAGCTTTACATTAAATGTAACTATTTATTGTTGATTGGGGGGTTTTATGAATGCCAATTTCAAGTCTTACACCAACTTCAACTAAAAGTGCAGTTGTTCTTCCAGTAACTGGAGCCACAGGTGATGTTCTCGCAGCATTGCCTCTTTCAGCATATACAAGTTCTGTATTTCTTGAAGGTGCCGCTGCTCAAGTTGCGTATACATATAAAAAGCTAGGTGGAGATATACTCGATATCGAACTTAAAGCAGACAATGTATATGCCAACTATGAAGAGGCTTGTCTTGAGTATTCTTATCTTGTAAATATACATCAGGCAAAGAATAGCCTTGGAGCCGCCCTAGGGGCCGCTACGGCCAGTTTTGACCATAAAGGCAAGGTTACCACTGGCACCCAAAACTTAGCCCTTAAATACCCAAAATTCTCCTTTGAAACCGCTTTTCGCCTTGCTGATGCATATTCATCCGAAGCGATGGTCGGAGGTCGAAAAGAATTTTATTCTGCTTCAATCAATACAGTAAATCAACAGCAAGATTATGATCTTCAAGCAATAGTCGAATCCTCGGCCTTAACAGCCAGTAGCCCATTCAATGGAAAGATTAGTAATCAAAGAATAAAGGTCCATCAGGTATATTATGTGTCTCCAAAGCAAATGTGGAGATTTTATGGCTATTATGGAGGTCTCAACGTTGTCGGAGACATGCAAAATTACGGTCAATACTCAGATGACTCCAGTTATCAGATAATTCCTTCTTGGCAAAACAAAGCTCAAGCTATAAACTATGAAGATCACTTATATACAAGGACTTCTCATTATTCTTATGAAATTATTAATAATAAGTTGAAGCTTTTTCCAACTCCCGTTGAAGGAGCCATGGCAGACCATTTTTGGTTTAGATTTACTATTGAAGACGGTGATATATGGACCGATGATGAGGAAGCTGGCCAAAATGGTGTCAATAACATGAATACGATACCATATGAGAATATACCCTATACAAGTATAAACTCTATTGGTAAACAATGGATCAGGAGATTTTGTCTTGCACTATCTAAAGAGACTTTAGGCCAAATAAGGGGCAAATTTGGAGGGGCAATCCCAATACCCGGAGACAATATAACGCTAAACTCTTCAGATTTGCTTGGTCAAGCGAAAGAAGAGCAAACTGCTCTAAGGGAAGAGTTAAAAACACAGTTGGATGAGTTGACATATCCGAAGCTTCTTGCAACGGATGCCGAAATGTCTGAAAACGCTCAAAAAATGGTTGAAAACGTTCCAATGAAGATTTTTGTGGGGTAAATGAATGTCAGATGATTGGTCAAAGCCTCCACAGCCCCCTCCTCCACTGTTTCTCGGTGAAAAAGAACGAGATTTAGTAAAACAAGTTAATGACGAGATCATTGAAAGAGTAGTTGGGCAACAAATATTGTATTTTCCGATTGATATCGATCATACAAACTTTCATCCACTTTATGGTGAGGCCATAGAAAAAACTTTTTTACCTCCAATCCGCATATATGCTCTCGTTGAGTATGGAGGAGAAGAAACGAACTACATGTCTAATATTGCAGTCGATGAAATGACCAAAATTACGGTCAAATTTCATAGAAGACGATTAACCGAAGATCAAGACCTTGAAGTAAGAGTTGGTGATTTTGTTAGATATGGAGATAAATACTATGAGATAGTAAAATTATCAAATACAAAGCACCTTTTCGGACAAGTCGAGCACAAGTTTGAAATGTCTGCTGAATGCATAAGAGCAAGGGACGGTCTATTTAATGCCAGTTAATCCAGAAGAAATAACATTTGAACCATCAACATTAGAAAACATTGATATGGGAATGTATGAGTGGGTAAAAGATACTTTGAACCTACACACCACAACAAACGACGGACATAAGCCAACTCCAGTTATATGGCTAGGAACAGAGAGAGCATATCAATTGAAAAACAATAAAGAGTTGAGGAACTCTGATAATCGATTAAAATTGCCGATTATTGCTGTGAATAGAGAATCTGTTTCTAAAGATCCCTCCTTCAAGGGAGCTTTCCAAGCCCATTATTACCAAGAAAATGATTATAAGGGTGGAACAGTCACAATTCATAGAAGAATCAATCAGAAAAAACATAGAGATTTTAAAGGAACTTTGGTCTCTCAAGCAATCAATAATGCGAGAACAACTGGTCGCTATTCTTCCGACAAACCCGCCGGTAAAAAGATATTATACCAACAAATAACAATTCCCGTTCCAAGTTATATCACAGTTATGTATAATATTCTTTTGAGAACGGAATACCAACAACAAATGAATGATCTTGTCACCCCTTTTATTTCAAGGACAGGAAACATTAATAGCTTCTTTTTTGAAAGAAATAATTATAAGTACGAATCATTTATACAGCCAGATTTTGCAGAAACAAAAAATATTAAAGATATGGCTGAAGAAGAAAGAATGTTTGAGACCGCTATACAAATAAAGGTTCTTGGATACTTAATTGGCGACGGTAATAACAATGAACGACCCAAGGTTACAATAAGAGAAAATGCTGTCCGCGCCGTAATAACGAACGAGAGAGTAATTGTCGGAGACAAAGTGCCTTGGAAAGATAAGAATAACGATTATACAGAATAGGTTTTTCCGTTAAAACAATACTATTTACTGTGAGATATTAATTTAAAGGAGAACTTTTTAATGCCTAGAATTTTTGATTTTATTTCCCCCGGTGTGGAAATTACAGAAGTTGACCAAAGTCAAATCGCCCGCCCAGTAGAAGAAGACGGCCTACTATTGATTGGCCAAGCCAAATCAGGCCCCGCAATGCAACCTATTAAGGTTAGAGATTTGAATAGCTTCATTTCCGTATTTGGAAAGCCACAAGCTGGAGTTGGAACATCTGATGCTGATGTGTGGCGCGATGGAAACCGCAGTGTTCCAACATATGCAGCCTATGCTGCCCAAGCTTGGCTGGCATCAAACAGTTCCCCGGTGACTTTTGTTCGATTGCTGGGAAGCGACTCCCCAGATCAAGCATCTGGATATGTTAAAGCCGGTTGGAACCTCGGCGGTGGTGCAGCATCTTCCACAGCGGCCTCTTGTAAAATTGCTTATGGTCTTTTTGTTGCTCCATCTGGTGCCGCTACTGCAACCAATGTTACAGGTACATTGGCGGCTATTCTTTATACGACTGGCGCAGTAGCCACATTGGACGGTATTATTCTCGGAGGATCAGAAGATAATTCCAATACAACATCTTCAGCAGGAACTTTTATTAAAAGTATATCGGGTGCTTCTCAACCAGCAACATTTAAGTTGAATATTTATGATGCTGGAATACTTGGCACTGCAACACCTATTGAAGAGTTGACTTTTCACTTCGATCCAGATCAGGCAGACGGTTATATTAGAAATGTTCTTAATACAAACCCTCAACGACTTAATTCAAACAACTATGCTTCGGGAGAAATCAAAAAATACTTCCTTGGAGAGACCTTTGAAGAATCAGTAAAGAGATATGTTACAACAAATTCTACAACGGCTGGTAATCAATATGCATTTATTGCTCCATTGATATCTGGTTCTACACACTGGGTTGATCGTCAATCTGCGGCAAAGCCAGCTAAAACAGGTTGGATTATCTCAAGAGATCCAAATCCAACTGAAAACCTTAGCAACTTTACTGCCTCTGCACAAACTAAGTTATTTAAGATCACATCTCTTCATGATGGTGAATGGTTTCAAAATAATTTTTATGCATCAATCGAAAATCTTAAATTTGGAACCACAAAAAGTCCAAATTCATCTTTCTCTTTGGTTGTTAGATCCAAAGATGGCACCGCTATTGAAACTTATACAAATCTAAATCTTGATATTGCGTCTTCTAACTTTGTTGGCAAGAGAGTTGGAACCCAATATACTTCTTGGAATACTGGGACAAAACAGCTTGATTTGTATGGTGATTATGAAAATATATCAAGTTATATTAGAATTGAACTCGCAGATACATTGAAATCTGCTGGTGGCTTGTCTGATACCTATGCTATTCCATGGGGATTCCATGGCCCAGCAAAACTTAAAGGATTTACTTATCTTAGTCCTAACGGATCTCCAAAGGGATTTGCCAAAACATCTGAGATGCACCCCCTTGGAACTATATTATCGGCATCAGATGCCCAACATGCACACCATTTTATTGGAAATTGTTCTGGTAGTAATCTCGCTGGCGGCTGGGATCCCAACGGAAAAAGTTCCCAACTCGGCGGATTCCTTTCTGCTTCGGTGTCCCGTCTTACTGCTTCATTCGTCTACCCACAACTTAGACTTTCAGAAGCCAATACAAAAGCAAGTGCAAACTGGCTTAAGAGTGATATGTTAGGTCTGAGACACAAAGTTCCATCCAAAAATACCTCTGCTACATATGATGATAAGAGTTATGTTGACATCATTCGTTATTTGGGCGCGGGTTTGGATATTCATGAATCGAATAATACAAGCACAGAGCCTTCATTTATATTTACTTTGGATGAGGTTCAAAAGATAGATTCAAAATTCTTTTGGGCTTCTGGGTCTCACGGAAAGGGCGATGGAACAGATGCTGGCTCTCTAGCCAATGTTTCTGAAACGGCTGCTTCTGGGTCTCAAAGTCTTCTTGACGATAAAGTCAAGCAGTTTGCTATGCCCTTCTTCGGCGGCTTTGATGGATTAGACATTGAACAAGTTGATCCGTTCTCAAACTCCAATATTCTTGACTCTTTCGCTTCATCTACGCACTATGCAAATTATTCAGTTGAAAGAGCCATTGATTTGGTCTCAGATGAAGAAGTTGTTCGTTACGATGTTATTAGTGTTCCGGGCTTAACAAATGTGGGCCTATCTAATCAGCTTATCGATGCTGTCGAAAGCAGAGGAGATGCTCTCGCCATTGTTGACCTGAATGACGGCTATCTTGAATCATATGAAAACAATGGAACAAGATTGACTACTGGTGGAACCGTTGCATCTGTCCTTTCAACAGCGTTAACTAGAGATCTGGATACAAGCTATGCTGCTGCATACTTCCCAAGAATCAGAGTTAAAGATACACTTGACGAAAATGGAAATACTATTGTAGCCCCCGCCTCTGTTGGTGCCCTTGGAGCCCTTGCTTTCTCAGACGCTGACTCTGGTGGCCCTTGGTTTGCTCCTGCTGGTTTTAATCGCGGCGGTTTGTCACGACTTGGAGGAAATCAAGGCCCACGATGTGTGGGAACTTGGAAGAATCTTTCTAAAGCAGATAGAGATGACCTTTATGAGAAAAATATTAATCCTATCGCTAGGTTCCCTGCTGTTGGTGAAATTGTCATATTTGGACAAAAAACCCTTCAAGCAACACCTTCAGCCCTTGATAGAGTTAACGTAAGAAGGCTTATGATTTATCTCAAGAAGAAAATTAAAGATGTGGCGGACACGGTCTTGTTTGATCAAAATGATCAAACCACTTGGAATAGATTCTCTACTGCTGCCGATTTGATTTTGGCTGACGTTCAATCGAGATTTGGCATTGATGAATATAAGATTGTCTTGGATGATACAACCACGACAGACGCAGAAAAAGATCAAAATATCTTATACGCTAAAATATTTATTAAACCTACTAAATCAATTGAATTTATTGCAATCGACTTTATTATCACACGCAGTGGTATCGAATTTTAATAATACACTACTTAATATATGAGCATAGGAGAAACATATTATGGCTTTTTGGAGCGAACAAACATCAGAGGCGAAAAGAAATTATCGATTTAAGGTAACATTGGATAATGAGGCACTTTGGTACGCTAAAACTTGTACTTTACCTTCGTTTGACGTTTCAGAGGTTGAACATAATCATATGGATAACAAATATTATTTCCCCGGACGAGTTAGTTGGTCGGAAGTAACAGTCAATATGGTTGATCCTATCAGTCCAGATGCCGCTGGAAAGCTTAATGATCTCTTGACAAAGATGGGATACTTGATTCCATCCAGCGATGCATCTGCTATAAACAAGCAAACCATTGATAAATCTAAAAATGCTATCGCTGTTAAGATTGAAGTTCTTGATATGAACGGCGATGCAAAAGAAACATGGGACTTGAAAAATGCTTTTATTAAAGCTGCAAAGTTTGGAGATTTAGATTACAGCAACGATGAACTTAAAACAGTAGAATTAACCCTTCGATATGACTGGGCAGTGTGCAATACTGGTGGAGCCGAGTTCTTTAAAAAACAATAATAGGTCAATAATATGGCTTTTTGGAGTACAGCAGGGGTTAATCCTTTAAGAAAATACAGATTTAAAATACAGGGTCTTTTAACAGAAATGTGGCTTGTTCAATCTGTAACGATGCCAAGTTTTGAAGTTACTCAAAACTCATATCAAATCTTAAACCATCAAACTAAGATAGCCGGTATCTTAACTTGGAGTGATATAACCGTCACAACAGTGGCAGATTCAAAAACAATAGGCCAACTAACAAACCTCATGAAGAATAACGGCCAACACTTTAAGCCAGATGACCCAGCAAATAAAGGAATAGAAAATGTTTTTGAAGGCACACTTAAGACTAAAATAAAAATTGATATGCTTGATAATACTGGAAAAAAATCTGTTAACTCGTTTGAAATTACGAATTGGTTTATATCAGGCATAAATTATGGTGAAGTAGATTATTCCACTGATGAACTATTTACTATAGAAGTAAGTATAGCTTACGAATATTGCAATATAAAATGAGGTGAAATTTGAGCAAAAGAAATAATTTGGATCGGTCGGGTGCAGCCCCGCAATCAGACCCCCCCCTTCCAACTGAATCGGCATTGAGCCCGTTACACTTTGTCGCTCCGACAGAGTTTGTTGAACTTCCTTCCGGGGGCATCGGTTATCCTGAAAACCATGCTCTTTGTGGCAAGGAAACAATGGAAATTAGATTTATGACCGCCAAAGATGAAGATATTTTATCTTCTCGCACACTTTTGAAAAAAGGCATCGCGGTTGAGAGATTTTTAGACAACATTATTGTGGATAAAAATATTAAGGCATCTTCTATGCTTGTTGGAGATAGAAACGCTATTTTGATTTCTGCTAGAATATCGGGATATGGTTCTGATTATCAAACACAAGTAAATTGCCCTTCTTGTGCAGAAAAAGAGCATTTTACTTTTGATTTAACACAAAGAAACATCAGTGAGAGTTCTACAAGCGAGGCTTTGAATCTTACAACAACTTCTACTGGTACTTTTCAAACTACAATGCCCCTTTCAAAGTTTAATGTTGAATTTAAACTATTGACGGGCGAAGATGAAACATATTTGAGTCAAATAACAATGAAAAAGACCAAAACTAAAGCATCAGACTCAGTTTTTTCAGATCAATATAAAAGAATGATTGTTTCAGTGGAAGGACACAATGAAAGACAAATTGTCAATCATTATGTTAATAATATGCCGACTTCCGATTCTAGACACTTGAGGGCTTGTTATAAAGAGGCGACTCCAAGTGTCACGATTACAGAAAATTTCTCTTGTTCCTCCTGTAATCATGAAGAGGATATGGAGGTTCCGTTCACAGCGGACTTTTTTTGGCCTGACCGATAGGTATATGGAAGCTGTTTATGAGCAATTTTTCTTATTAAAATATCATGGCGGCTGGTCTCTAACAGAGGCATATAACTTACCTGTTGGTCTCCGGCTTTGGTTTTTAAAGAGGCTTGAAAAACAATTTGAAGACGAGAAAAAGGAAATGGACAAAGTAAAAAGAAAAAGATAATAAAATGCCTTGATGGGCATTTTTTTGTTTAAACTATTTATTCTTGATTAGGAGGAAATTTTATGGTTATTGATTTTTCGGACAGAATTTTATTAAAAGAGACATTCACTGAAATGCTTGGCTCTTGGTCCAAAACTCTTTTAAAATGGATGTATGGTGATGATGTTAAAGTGGTCGCCAATTTGAATGAAGATGATGAAGAAGCCGTAAAGGGTCCAACGTTTATTATTAGAGGAAGACACAGAGATGTTAAATCTTATGCTGATGCGATTGTCAGTGAGAAACACTATCTCGATGCATATTCTCAATATGGAAAAGAACATATGCAAACTGCAAAAGCTAGAGAAAGATTAGATACAGCAGTAAGGAATTTTGAATCGACCACAGGATTAACTTGGCCTTTCAAAGACGAGGGATGATAAATGTCCAATGATAAGAAAACGCCAAAGACAACACAAGAAGATATTGCAAATATGCAAGAAGAGCTTGACTTATCCGATAAAGATCTCAAAAAACTTGCAGAGCGACTTGCGTTTCAGAAAGAAATCACCGAGTGGAAAAAAGAATCTGTCCGCATCACATTGGAGCAGCAGGCGAGAAATATGGAAGTCGCCGCCACACTGGGTGACATCAATGCTCAATATGATGCCGCAAATAAATTTTTAGAAGCGAAAGAAGAATTTGACCAAGATGCTATCAATTCCACATTATCTCATGCCGAAGCACAGGCAAAATTCGCCGCTCAAATGGGCTATTCCAAAGACCAACTAGATGCAATGGAAAAAAAAGCGAAAGCATTAAAAGATGAATTTGATGAAATGGGCGAAGCCGGACAAGCCGCCGCCGATTTGATGACCCCGGCTTTTTCAGACATCGCCACCAAAATGGGACTTATTTCGCCAAAGGGCAATAAAATAATTTCTCAAATGTTACATATGGGAAAACTTGCAAGCTCTGAAGGCGGAATTAAAGGAATGGTAGTTGCTTTTAAATCAGTTATTAATCCTTTGTCCTTGGCTATCGGCTTGTTTTCAAAAATTATGGAACAAACAATCAAATATGCCATGGCTGTTGATAATGCTTCTGCTGCTTTTGCAAAACAAACTGGTGCTGGTCGCATGATGACCAAATCAATAAGTAATGTCGGCGCAGCCAATAGAAGATTTGGAATACATGCTAAAGAGGCAGGCGAAGCTGCCGCAGCATTGTTTGAACAATTCCCAACTTTTCAACATTTAAACAAAGGTGCTCAAGAGCAAATGATGAAAACAACAGCAGGTCTTAAAAGACTTGGGGTTTCTATGGACACTACCACAGAAGCAATGATGTTTATGAGTAAAAACTTGGGCGTAACAGCAAAAGATGCTGCTGGAATGGCAACAGAAATAGCAATGACAGGAAAAGCTCTTGGAATGTCCGCTTCTAAAATAACAAAAGAATTCAACTCATCTATGAAAGTACTTGCTGTATACGGAAAAAAGGCACCTAAGATATTTAAAGGCGTTGCCGCAGCAGCCCAAGCAGCAGGGGTTGAAATTAATGATCTTTTGGGCCTTGCAGGCAAGTTTGATACCTTTGCGGGTGCTGCCGAATCAACAGCAAAATTAAATGCCATCATGGGAACGCAATTGTCTTCAACCAAAATGCTCATGGCAACAGAAGAAGAACGAATCGAAATGCTCATGAGATCAATGCAAGCTCAGGGCAAACAGTTTAAACACATGGACCGTTTCACCCAAAAAGCTATCGCAAACGCAGTCGGCATTCAAGATATGTCAAAAGCACAAAAAGTATTTGGAATGTCTCTGGGACAATATAAAGATTTTAAGAATGCAGCCGAAGACAACGCCGCAGCCGAAGAAGAATTTAATAAAAGAATGCAAGAAGCAATGACAGTTGCTGAAAAACTCCAAGCTGCATTTATGGAACTTGCAATAACCCTTGGTCCCTTTGTGGAAGAAACGCTTATTCCAATGATAGAGTGGATGGGAGAATTTTTAGCTGAGTGGGGCCAATGGATCGCCATCGGCGGAGCAATAGTATCAGGAATTATTATTCTTGGATCAGTAATGTGGGCTTTGGGTGGCATAATAGGCGGTGTTGGCACAACTATGGCTTTCTTTAGTAAGATTGGCGGCAAAGGCATGGAAAAAAATATGTCCAAGCTTGGATTGAAGTCCGCTCTTGCAAGTAAGGGAATTGGAAAAGCAAAACTGGAAGTAGCACAGTTGACCGCTGCCGCCACCCCCGGTGCTATCGCCCTTGGAGGAATGGCTTCAGCTTTTACAGCAATCACTTCCAGTGCTCCAGCTATGACTGGTATTTTGAAACCAGCCGGAAAGGCTGTTAAGGCATTCGGAAGAGCCGCCGCGTCCTCTGCCACTGGTGTCGCTGCTTTGGTAGTCCCCATGGGCTCGTTAGCAGCAGCAGTTTGGGCACTTGTTACTCCATTTTTACTCATTATTCTTGGAATTGCATTAATTGTTGCTTTGATTATTGGAGTGATATATGCAATGATCGAAGGGGCTAAAGCGATGGTTGGCTATACTACCGAAATGCTCATACTTACAAGTGCTATGTACTCTTTTGCATTCGCTGCTGTCGCCGCTGGTGCAGGCTTCTATTTAATCGGGGCAGGTATTACTGCCATCGCTGCCGGTTTGGCCGCCATTGGGGCAAATCCTTTTGCATGGCTTGCTTTGGGGCTTCTTGTCATTTTATTTGGAGCCGTTATTCAGGCTGCCACAGCAATGACTGCAATGGCCACAGCAGTTGGAACCATGGCCGGATCTCTCGCACAGCTTGCAGGAGTTGATTTAAGCAAATCACTAGGAGAGCTTGGACCAGCACTCAAGAAAGCCCAAGCCGACCTTGATGCGCTTGAAGGTGGCGGAGGGGTTAAAATTACTTCTGTATTGGAAAATATGGCTTTAATAACCACTGGAACTTCAGCAGAAAAAATGAAAGGACCAACAGTTGGGGGTGTAGTATCGAACGCTCTTGGAGGAATGGCCGATATGTTTAAAGAAGGCTTTAAGAACGCTGAAAAGAGAAAGGTTTCTTTGACATTAGATGGAGAAAATACTGTTAAGTTGCTTAGGGGTCAGATCGCAGATGCCGACGCTGATACTAGCTTTTTTGCATGAAAACTATTTAAGGAGAATATAATATGGCAATACCAAAAGACCACTATTCTGATATAACAACCAGCTATGCCAATAAAAACGAACAAGGTGTTTTAATTATTCAAAGTATGATAAGCATGGAACAGCTTGCATTTGCCGCATTTTTAACTTCTTTTTCTCAAAGTTTTAAGTCCAATTGGAATCAAGAAACTGTTTATGGCCGTAACGATCCAATCGCAACCTATCAAGGCACAACAAGAACTATTTCTTTGGGATTTGATATACCTGCGGGAACCTTACTACAAGCACAAAATTCACTAAAGAAGTGCGATCAATTGATGAAATTTTTATATCCGGCATATAATAACTTTTCACATAAAAGATTACAAGCCGCCGAGAAGAAAAAC